TTGGTACAAGTACTTTAAACAAGTCAAACGCTGGCTTACAGATTCCAACTAAATAACAATAAGGAGACAACATGTGCACAGGTAGTCCAAAAGTATCTACTCCACCACCAGCACCTACTCCAGCTCCGCCTATCGCTTCACCATCAGGAGATGAGATAGCACCAACACTTAAGGTAGCTGAAGAGAAGTTAACTGAAGCAGAAAAGAAAAAGAAAGCTAAACGTAAAGGTACAAAAGCTTTACAAACATCAGGCTTATCTATTCCTACTTCAGGGTCAGGATTAAACATTAGTTAATTATGCAAGAGATGATGAAAGAGACAGCGAAACAACGCTATGAAAAGCTACAAGCAGATAGACAACATTATCTAGACAGAGCCCGTGAGTGCTCAGAACTTACAATACCAACCCTTATTCCTGACGACGGCTTCGAGTCAAGCTCAGAACTATATACCCCATTTCAATCAGTGGGAGCAAGAGGTGTTAACAACCTAGCTTCCAAACTTCTATTATTATTATTACCACCCAACTCACCTTTCTTTAGATTATCTTTATCAGGTAAAACTAAAGAGGAACTAGAGCAGAACCCTGAATTACAATCTGAAATTGAGAAGTCTCTAGCCAAAATTGAGCGTGAGATACACAAAAAAATAGAGAACCTAGCACTTAGAGTATCTGTATTTGAAGCACTAAAACATCTTATTGTAAGTGGTAATGTACTAACATATCTACCTAAGAAAGGCAATATGCGTGTGTATGGTATAACACAATTTGTTTGTAGAAGGGATGAAGATGGTAATTTATTAGAAGTAATTATTAAAGAAAGCATTAGTCCAGTCGCACTGGATGAAGAGACACTACAAATTATAGGTAAATATCCTGATTATAAAGAAGATGAGGACTGTGAGATATATACTCATATATACAGATTACCTGACGGCAAATACTATGTATGCCAAGAAGTTATGGGTCATAAAATACCAAGCTCAGTCGGTACATACCCATCAGACAACATGCCTTACCAAGCATTGCGTATGGTTAGAGTAGACGGTGAAGACTACGGTCGTGGTTATGTAGAGGAATTTTTAGGAGACCTAAGGTCACTAGAGGGACTATCACAATCACTAGTAGAATCATCAGCTGCTGCAAGTAAAGTAGTATTTATGGTTAGACCGAACGCTGTCACACGCAAAAAAGATTTAGCCAACACTAGAAACGGGGACATAATTACAGGACAAAGAGACGACGTAACATGTCTGCAAACTGATAAGCAATATGATTTAGGTATTGTAGAACGTAGCATAGGACGACTAGAAGAACGTATGTCTTACGCTTTCTTATTACACACAGCAATACAAAGAGACGCTGAACGTGTTACAGCACAAGAGATTAGATACATGGCTGAACAGTTAGAGACTAGTATGGGTGGTATATACTCACTATTATCTCAAGAGTTTCAGTTACCATTAGTACAAGTATTAATGAAACGTATGTCTCAATCTAATGAGATACCAAAACTTCCAAAAAATTCTGTAGCACCTACTATTATCACAGGCATAGAAGCTTTAGGACGTGGTAATGACCTACAGAAACTAAGAGAATTTGTTATGGAGATAGGACAACTAGCTCAAATTAGTCCTGAAATAGTACAGGTATTAAATCCTAATGACTTGATTACTCGTGTTGCTACCAGCTTAGGTATTGATACTGAAGGATTAATTAAGAGTGAAGAGCAACTAGCTCAAGAGCAAGAAGCTGCTCAACAACAAATGCAGCAGCAACAAATGATGGATATGGCACAGGATGTAGTACAACCTATTGCTAATAACATGACCAAACCACAATAAAGGAGAAAAATAAATGGTAGAACAAATAGTAGTACAAGCAGATGAAACTACAGCAGAAGCCCCCGCAGTAGAAGAACAAGTAGAAGGTTCTAAACCTGAAGGCTTGCCTGAAAAGTTTAATTCTGTAGAAGACATGGCTAAATCATACGCTGAATTAGAAGCTAAATTAGGACAACCTAAAGAAGAAGCTAAGGAAGAAGCGAAGGCTGAAGAACAACCTAAGAGTGATTTAGAGATTAAAGCTGATGAAGCTGTTGAGTCTGCTGGACTTGACATGGATTCACTAAGTGCAGAGTATGCTGAAAGTGGACAACTAGCTGATGAGTCTTATGAAAGATTAGAGAAAGCTGGTATCAGTAGAGATATTGTAGACCAGTTTATTGCTGGACAAGAAGCTAGGGCATTACAACAAGGCACTGAAGTCAAAGGCTTAGTAGGTGGAGAAGACGCTTACGTAGAGATGACTCAATGGGCTGGACAAAATTTAACTGAAGCTGAACAAACAGCTTATAACAATGCTGTTAACAGTGGTGATATGGAAACTATCAAGCTAGCTGTTACTGGTTTACAAGCTAGATACACAGCAGCTGAAGGAAGTGACCCTAAATTACTATCAGGTAAAGCTGGTGCTACTTCACAAGGTGGTTATGAATCGTGGGCTCAAGTACAAGCTGACATGGGTGACCCAAAGTATGCTAAAGACCCAGCGTTCCAAGCTGAAGTACAGGAGAAATTAGCAAACAGTAACTTATAGGAGATATACAATGGCATATGGTAAACCAATGAAAAAAGGTAAGACTAAAAAAAGAGGTAAATGTTAATGGCTAAACGTGGACTATACGCAAATATAAATGCACGTAAGAAAGCTGGAACAAGTAGACCCAAGTCTAAATCTACTATTAGTAAAAAAGCTTATTCTAATATGAAAGCTGGTTTCCCTAAAAAGAAAACAGTAAGAAAGAAAAAGTAAATGCCAGCAAAGAAACACCAAAGCCCTAGTGGCGGATTAAATGCCGCTGGTAGACGTTATTACAAACGTAAGACTGGGGCTAATCTTAAAGCACCTGTAACAGGGAAAGCTAAGAAAGGCTCTAAAGCAGCTGGAAGACGTAAAAGCTTCTGTGCACGGATGGGCGGTGTTAAAGGTGCAATGAAAAAACCAAATGGAAAGCCAACACGTAAGGCTCTAGCTTTACGTAAATGGAAGTGCTAATAGCTGTGCTATCTCGTTAGATGGCAGCTGCCAACAAGTAGTAGTAACTTGACCTTCTGCGGAAGACAATCTTGGGGACGAGACTTAGAGGCGTTTAACAACAACTAAACTATAACCAAAGGAGATTATACTATGGCAAATGCTAGTCCAGTATCTGTCGGTAAAATCAATGCTGGTGGTTCAGAAGACGCTCTGTTTCTTAAAGTATTTTCAGGCGAAGTTTTAACTTCATTTGAACGTGCTTCAGTAACTCAAGGAGCTGAAACTGTCCGTACAATCAGTAATGGTAAAAGTGCACAATTCCCTGTAATGGGTAGAATTGACGCTTCTTACCACACAGCTGGTACAGAAATCACTGGTAGTGACGTAAACCACAACGAGAAAATCATAACAATCAATGACTTATTGATATCTTCTGTCTTTCTTTCTAACATAGAAGAAGCAAAGAATCATTATGATGTTAGAGGTTCTTATTCATCCGAAATCGGTAGAGCATTGGCTTTTCAAAAAGATAAGCACATTCTACAAACAATCGGACAAGCGGCTCAGGCTTCTGCAAACGTATCTGATTCAGGCTACGCTTCAGGAACTGTCCTAACAAACACTTCAATCGCTAGTGCTACAGCTGCTACAGCTGCTAACGCTGTGATTGATTCACTCTTCGACGCTGCTAAACAGCTTGACGCAAACTTTGTGCCAAGAGAAGGACGTAAGTGCTTCATCAGACTTGAAGAGTATTATAAATTAGCAAACGCTACTAACGCTGTGAATGTTGACTTTAGTGGTCAAGGTTCTATTGCTGAAGGAAAAGTATTGAAGATTGCTGGTATTGAATTAGTACCAACACCACACTTTGTGGCTTCAGACTTCTCAGCTTCAACAAACGTTGATGGCGGTTCTGCTACAGCTGGTGGTTCAAATCCACAACAAGTTAACTTAGCTAACTATGTTGCATTGGTTTGCCATCCTTCAGCTGCGGGTACTGTTAAGCTCATGGACTTAGCAACTGAAATGGAATATGACATAAGACGTCAAGGTACATTGATGGTAGCTAAATATGCTATGGGTCACGGAGTGCTCCGTCCTGAAGCAGCTGTAGGTATTAAAGAAGCTTAATCGTTTCTTATACTTAACCTTGAGGGGATGGCTTTGGCTGTCCCCTCTTTACTGAGGAAATTATGGCAACACAAATAACACCAACTACCGAGTTACAAGCTATCAACACTATGCTCTCTGCTATTGGAGAAGCACCTGTTAACTCAATTAGCGGCATAACAAACGTAGATGTATCTGTCGCTATAAATATCTTAGATGAAACTAGCCTTTCTGTACAAAGTGAAGGCTGGAACTTTAACACAGAATACAATGTAACTTACTCAATAGATGATGATAGTAAGATTCCATTACCTTCCAACTGCGTCCAAGCTGACGCTCATGCAACACACAGATATCAAAACGTAGTAATACGTGATGGTAAGCTGTATGACCTAGATAAACACACTGACGTTTTTACAATCGTCCCACCATTAGATGTTGTATTAGTACAACAATTTGAACAACTACCTGAATACGCTAGACGCTATATTACAGTAAAAGCCGCTAGACGTTTTGCAGCTAGATTCATAGGTGACGCTGGTTTATCTGAATTAATGAGCATAGATGAACAGGAAGCTTATAATAACTTTAAGCAGTCTGATTCTAGAAGTGAAGATGTAAACATACTAGAAGGTGACGCAAATACATATTCTATAATTAACAGACCACCTAGAAGGACTTATTAATGGCAGTAGTTTCACAGTCAATACCTAACTTCCTGAATGGCATAAGTCAACAGACCCCTACACAACGGGGTATTAATCAAGGGACTGAACAGATTAACTGTCAGAACAACATAATTAAAGGCTTAGGCAAACGCCCGCCTTCAGAATATGTAGCTACAATAGACAGTACAAATGTGTTTCCTAACACTACAAAAATATGGAACATACAAAGAGATGAAAATAATAAGTACATTGTTGCATTTTACAACGGCGGTGTTCGAGTATTTGATTTAAACGGAAATGAAAAAACTGTTAGTTACCCTGACGGAACATCTTATCTTACAACTACAAATCCTAAAAATGACTTTAAGATGGTTAACATTGCAGATTTTACTTTTGTATCTAACAAATCTATTACACCAGCACAAAGCGGTTCAACTACAGCAGCTAAAGTAGAATACTTTTACGTGGTATTTAAGGTAACCAACTTTGGTAGAGAGTATGCAATACATCTTACTCACCCTGATTTACCTTATGGTATTAATGCAATTATACAAATGCCTGATGGCAGTGACGCTAACCATGACACAGATTTTAGAGACACCGCAAAACTGATTGATATTTTTAGATATGGAACTGGTAGTCAATATTGGAACACTTCATCTAGTATAGAATTTAAACTTACTAGAGCAGACACTGGAGCAACATTAACTAGCTCACAAGGACTTTCTAATTACAGTGCAGTTACAGCAGAGTTTACATTTACAGAACACCAGTCTTCACTGCGTGGTTATGTAGTAGACCAAAACACTAGCTACACAGTAGAAACACATGATGGTGCTGGTAATGCTGAACTATATGCTGTTAAAGATGAAATACAAGATTTTACTAAGTTACCTTATTATGCAAAGTTAAATGACAAGATTAAAGTAACAGGTGACGCTGGTGATACTACATCAGATTACTATGTTAACTATGTAGGCAATGGTGTATGGGAAGAATGTATAGCACCTAACACAAGTACAGGTCTAAATGACACTACAATGCCACACGCTCTTATTAATAATAATGATGGTACATTTACATTTGCTAAACAAAGTTATACAGACAGAGACGCTGGGGACAGTATTACAAACCCTGACCCTTCATTTGTAGGGCAGAAAATACAAAACCTTACATTCTATAAAAATAGACTAGGTATATTAGCTGGGGAGAATTTAATATTATCAGGAAATGCTGATTTCTTTAATTTCTTTGCAACAACAGTAACACAAGTATTAGATACAGATATTATAGATGTAGCAGCTTCAGGTACAACTGTTAACGTATTAAGAAATTCAATATCATTTAACGAGACCTTACTGTTATTCTCCGACACATCACAGTATAAACTCGCTTCAGCAGCTGAGACAATTACCCCGACCTCAGCTGTGTTGAATGAAGTATCAACATTCTCACACAATGCTAATGTAACACCTGTAGCTTCAGGTAGATATGCTTACTTTTCACAAATACGTAATGCAAACACAGCAGTAAGAGAATATTATTCAGACAATGATACACTAACTAATGACGGTTTAGATGTTACTGTTGCGGTACAAACTTTAATACCTGACAACGCTTATTCAATATTAAGTAACACAACAGAAGATTCTTTAATAGTGCTGTGTTCAGATACAGCTGACACTCAGACAGCACCACACACTACAGGAACAGCTGTATCACCTACCAATGCCAACACAATGTATATGTACAAATACTTCTTTGATAGAGGTGAGAAAGTACAAACAGCTTGGTCTAAATGGGAATTTGCTGGTACTAAAATAATAGGTGGCATGGTAGATAATAGTTATATTTATTTATTTGTAGTAGAAGGAACAGACACAAAGTTACTACGCATTGACTTACAAGATTTATCAGATTCCACTATAGGTCATAATGTATATCTAGACCTTAAAAAATCTGTAACTGGAACTTATGATTCAGGTACTGACCTTACTACATTCACTAGCCCATATGGAGTTAAGACAGGATTACTAGCTGTAAATGCTAGCACAGGAGCTGATTACACAGCAACAAATACCACAGGTTCAACATACACACTAGAAGGAAATCACACTAGTTTAATTATAGGTGTGCCTTATGAATCTAAATATACACTATCACCACAGTACGTAAGAGAAGCTTCAGGACAAGGTTCAATAGCTGTAACTTCAGGTAGATACCAAGTGCGTACTATATCGTTTGATTATGAAAACAGTGGGTTTTTTAAAGTAGAAGTAACACCTGAGAATAGAGATACATATACTACATTTATGAATGGTTACGTTATTGGTTTAACAGGAACAATAGATAACCCAGCGATTTCGTCAGGTACTATTATTGTCCCTGTACAAAGTAGAAATACATTATTTACATTAGATATAAAGAGTAGCTCACACTTACCTATGTTTATTCCTAGTGCTGAAGTGGAAGG